GCGTCGTAGATCGGCAGGAATGCCACCTTGGCTGCGATCTTGCGCTCGACGCTCTGGATGTCCTTCAGCATGCGCCGGTGCTCAATGAGCTGGGCCATGACCAGGTCGTAGGCGCTGCCCTGCACCGGTGCACCGTGCGGGGCGGCGGCGGCGGCCATGCGGGCCCGCACGCGCTGCTGGTGGAGTTGGGCGCGGCTTGCCATGGTCAGGCCGGCGTGGTGATGTTCTCGATCAGCACCGTCTTGCCGTAGCGCTCCACCACGTATGCGTCGTTGGACGATTCGTAGTTCTCGATCCGATCGCGCTCCGGCTTGTCCTTCACGTAGCGGCGGCGTGCCCCTTCCTGCCAGTAGACGGACAGGTTGTCGTAGGACGTGATCAGGATCGTCCTGGCGGGGAAATAGGGCACCAGCTCCGGCGGCAGGCCGCCCAGGCGCGCTTGCTGCAACAGCAGGTTGGCCGCGACCTTCTGGGTCGGATCCTGCGGCTCGTCGACGAGCGGAAACAGCTTGTCGTGCATGAGGTCGCGCGACACGAAAGCACGCAGGCCCGGGTCTTCGCGATACCAGGGGTCCAGCATCTGGATGGCGTCGTACACCAGCGAGTCCAGGTTCTTGTAGTCGCCGGCAGAGCTGATGACGATCTTGGTGGGATCGTCCCCGTGGTCCATGACCTGGTCCTCAGCATCCTCGCGGATGGCCTGCAGCCAGCCCCGGTTGACGTCCTGCAGCAGCGGGTAGGTGGCCAGGTCGGTTTCCGCGGCAACTTGAATGCCGTGGAAGCCGATCGTGATCCGGTCCAGGCCTTGACGCGTCACGATCTGGTCGCGCACCAGCTGCTGGAAGTTCGGGAACTTGGCCCACATGTCCAGCGTGGCGTACTTGATGTGCGTGTCGTAGTTCGTCTTCGCGCACTTGTAGCCGCGCTTGTCCAGCGTCGAAATGTCGCGCGTGGTGCGGTCGTTCAGATCGGTGTTGGTACGGCTGGCCACCGGACCGGAGACGCCCAGGCCGAGCTTCTCGCCCTCCATCTCCGTGACCGGGATCATGTTGATCTTCTGCAAGAACGCAGCGGACTCCTGGATCTTCTTTTCCAGCGTCTGCTGCACGGAGGGCGCCACGGTGAAGGACTCGCCGGCGCTGGGAACGCCGTTGAGCTTGGCCAGGTGCGCGGTGTAGGCGTTGAACGCGACGCGGGTTTCGGTGCGCATGTGAGATCTCCTGTGATTCGGTCGTGGGGACTGCGGCTCAGCAGTCGGTCAGCTGCTGGCCGTTGCCGCCCGTGGCCGACGGGCGCTGGCTGTGCTTGTTGGCGTCGGTGTTGTCGAGATGCTTCCGCACTTCGGCGAGCTCGCCGCGGAACTTCTCCAGCTCGGTCGTGTTGTCGGCCGAGGCCTTCTCGACTTTGGCGATGGCATCGGCGTGCTTCGTGAACTGCTCGGTGACGGCCGTGAAGCCCTCTTCCACCGCGCCGAAGCGCTCGTCGTCGCTGCGGGCCTTGCCGCTGAACTTGGCCACCAGGTCCTTGATGCGGTCGGTGAACTTCTTGGCGCTGTCGTCGGAGGCCTCGGGCTCGAACGACATCTCCTGCTCCACCGCCACGCTGAACAGCGCGTCGGCGTGCGACTTGCGGCCCTTGAACGGGTTGGCCTCGGGCTTTTGCGCCGCAAACTCCAGGACCTCGGTGCCGAGGCTGGCCGGTGTGTCGGTGACAGCCAGGCCGGTGAGGTACGCCTTGCCGGTGTCGGCGAACTTGGGCGTGACCTCGATCGAGGTGTAGATCTTCTGCCGGGCCTTGGTGGTCATCGCGACCAGGTCGGGCAGCGGTGCGATCTCCGCAAACAGGGCCAGCTTGCCGTCGACTTCCTTGGTCGACAGGCTCAGCACATCGCCGTAGGCCCGGAACGTCGAGTCAGGCGTGTAGCCACGCATGTGCTCCATCCAGATGCGCGCCCCGTACTTCTTCGGGTCGTAGCTTTCGGCCATCTCCTGAATCCAGGAGCGCTCGATGTTGCGGCCATCGGTGGTGGCGCCCTCCGTGGCGACGCGGAAGGTCTTCGCCTTGAACTTCTGGCTGGTTTGCTGGGACATGGGCGGGTCTCTGCGGTTGATCGGTGCGTCTGGAACGTGTGCTCATGTTGTCCTCGGTAACAGGCTCATTCAACGAGCCCGCGGCTTGCTGCCCGCCGGCTGACCCGGCGCACCTCGCGCGCGCGCGAAGGCGTGCGGAAACTGCGCGGCATGGCTGATGCAGAGGCAACCACCGTCGCACCCGTCAGCGCGGAAGAGGCCCGCGCTGCGGCGAAGTCACGCGCGCGGCACCTCTACTGGCAAGGGTGGAGGATCACGCACATCGCGCTGCACTTGGAGCAGCCACGCACCACGGTGGAAGAGTGGCGCCGCGCAGAGAAGTGGGATGACGCGCGGCCGAAGGACCGGGTGGAAGGCGCGCTGGAGGCGCGGATCGTCCAGCTCGTGGCCAAGGAAGGGAAGACGGGCGGCGACTTCAAGGAGCTGGACCTGCTCTTCCGGCAAATGGAGCGCATGGCACGGGTCGAGCGCTACGAGCAAACCGGAAAGGAAGGCGACCTCAACCCCAATCTGGCAAAGCGCAACGAGGGCCCGAAGAGGAAGCCCAAGCGCAACCATTTCACCGAGGAGCAGATCGAGCAGTTGGAGGCGGCGTTCGATGAATCGCTGTTCGCTTACCAGCGGCGCTGGTACGAGAACCGCCACCAGCGCACGCGCATGCTGCTCAAAAGCCGGCAGATCGGCGCCACCTGGTATTTCGCTCGCGAGGCGCTGCTCGATGCGCTCAAGACCGGGCACAACAAGATCTTCTTGAGCGCATCAAAGGCGCAGGCGCATGTGTTCCGGCAGTACATGCAGCAGTTCGCGATGGACGTGTGCGGCGTGGAGCTCACGGGCGACCCGATCACGCTCAGCAACGGGGCAACGCTCTATTTCCTCGGGACCAACGCACGCACGGCCCAGTCGTATCACGGCGATCTCTACATCGATGAATTTTTCTGGATTCACGGGTTCGCCGAGCTGCACAAGGTCGCCAGCGGCATGGCGATGCACGCGAAGTGGAAGAAGACGCTGTTCAGCACGCCCAGCGCCGTCACGCACGAGGCCTACCAGTTCTGGACCGGAGAGAGGCACAACAAGAACCGGGCCAAGGACCAGCACATCAAGGTCGACACCTCGCACGCGCTGCTGTCGGGCGGGTTCACGGGCGAGGACCGTGTCTGGCGCAACATCGTCAACGTCATCGACGCGCTCAACGGTGGCTGCGACCTGTTCGACCTGGATGAGCTGCGTCTGGAGTACTCGGAGGAGGATTTCAACAACCTCCTCATGTGCGCGTTCATCGACGACACGCAGTCGGTGTTCCCGCTGTTGCAGCTGCAGCGCTGCATGGTGGACAGCTGGGAGATCTGGCACGACCTCAAGCCGGGCGCAGCCCGTCCGTTTGCATGGAAGCCTGTCTGGGTTGGCTACGACCCGTCGAAGACGGGGGACAACGCGGGCTGCGTGGTGCTGGCACCGCCTGACGTGCCAGGCGGCAAGTTCAGGGTGCTGGAGCGTCATCAGTTCCGCGGGCTCTCGTTCGAGCAGCAGGCGGAGGAAATCCAGAAGCTCACCAAGCAGTACAACGTGACCTACGTCGGTATCGACTCGACAGGAGGTTTCGGCGCGGCCGTGGCCGAGCTGGTGCGCGTCTTCTTCCCGGCAGTCACCGAGCTCATCTATTCGCTGGACCTGAAGACGCGAATGGTCCTGAAGGCGCAATCGGTCATCGCCGCGGGGCGGCTGGAGTTCGATGCAGGCTGGACGGATCTGGCGCACAGCTTCATGAGCATCCGCAGGACGCTGACGCAGTCCGGCCGCAACGTGACCTATGAGGCCGGCCGTACCGAGGCTACAGGCCATGCCGACCTGGCCTGGGCCTGCATGCACGCGCTGCATCACGAGCCGCTCGAGGGCCAGACAGCCACGAACCAAGGATTCATGGAGATTTGCTGATGGATGCCATCACAACAACCGAAGTTGCTGCACCGGTGAAAGGGAGCATGGAGGCCTTCACGTTCGGCGATCCCTTGCCGGTGATGGACCGCACCGAGATCCTGGACTACGTGGAGGCCTGGTTCAACGGGCGTTGGTACGAGCCCCCGATTTCGTTCGACGGCCTGGCCAAGTCGTTCCGCGCGGCGCCGTTCCACAGCTCGGCTATCTACTTGAAGCGCAATCGCCTGGTGAAGCATTTCAAGCCGCACCGGCTGCTCAGCCGTGAGGCGTTCGGTGCCTGGGCCCTGGACTACCTCATCTTCGGCAACGGCTACCTCGAAGCCCGGCGTGCCATGAGCCGCAAGCCTCTACCGTTGCAGCACGCGCTCGCGAAGTACGTGCGGCGGGGACAGGACCTGCAGGCCTACTTCTTCGTGCGGGGGTGGCGCGACGAGCACGAGTTCGAGCCCGGCGCGGTGTTCCACCTGCGCGAGCCCGACGTCCACCAGGAGATCTACGGGCTGCCGGAGTACCTGTCGGCCCTGCAAAGCGCGTGGCTCAACGAATCGGCCACGTTGTTCCGTCGCCGGTACTACAACAACGGAGCGCATGCCGGCTTCATCCTCTACGTCTCAGACCCGTCGCAGAACCAGAAGGACATCGACAACATGCGGGAGGCGCTCAAGGGCGCCAAGGGCATCGGCAACTTCAAGAACCTGTTCCTCTACTCGCCTAACGGGAAGAAGGACGGGATCCAGGTCATCCCCATCGCGGACGTATCCGCGAAAGACGAGTTCTTCAACATCAAGAACGTTAGCCGCGACGACCTCCTGGCTGCCCACCGGATCCCGCCGCAGCTGCAGGGCATCGTGCCCAGCAACGCCGGCGGGTTCGGCAGCGTGCGGGACGCCGACCAGGTGTTCCACGAAAACGAGATCGTGCCGCTGCAGCTGCGCTTCCAGGCGCTCAACGAGTGGATCGGTGAGGAGGTGGTGGCGTTCGAGCCCTACGCAATCAGCCAGGCCGCGCCGGGCGCCAAGGAGCCGTCGATGGCATAGCCCGCAACGAAAAGAGACAGGGCGACTGGATCGGTGCGGGAACACCCATCCAGCCGCCCACAGCAGAACAGGCCTGCTATGGACCAAGGCCCTGCCACCGTCCGGACGGCAGGGCTAGTGTAAACATTTCACACGCTAACCCATGGCACAACCGATCATTCCGTGGATCGGCGGCAAGCGCCGCCTCGCGGACCTGCTCATCCCGCGCTTCCCTGCGCACACGACCTACATCGAAGTGTTCGCCGGCGGCGCGGCGCTGTACTTCCTACGGCCGCCGGCCGATGTTGAGGTAATCAACGACGTCAACGGCGACCTGGTCAACCTGTACCGGGTGATGAAGCATCACCTCGAGGAGTTCGTGCGCCAGTTCAAGTGGGCGCTGAGCTCGCGCGAGGTGTTCAAGTGGCTGCAGGACACGCCGCCCGAGACGCTCACCGATGTGCAGCGCGCGGCTCGGTTCTACTACCTGCAGCAGCAGTGCTTCGGCGGCAAGCTCGAGGGGCAGACCTGGGGAACAGCCACCACTGCGCCGCCGGTGAACCTGCTGCGCATCGAGGAGCAGCTCAGCGCGGCGCACCTGCGCCTGGTCGGCACCTACGTCGAGCGCCTGGACTGGCGCGAGTGCATGCGCCGGTACGACCGGCCGCACTCGTTCTTCTACCTCGACCCGCCGTACTGGCAGACCGAGGGCTACGGCGTCGAGTTCGGGTTCACGCAGTACGAGGCCATGGCCGAGGTCCTCCGCGGCCTCCAGGGCAAGGCCATCCTGAGCATCAACGACCACCCGGACATCCGCCGGGTGTTCGCGGGCTTCCAGTTCGAGGAGCTGGAGATCGACTACACGGTCGGCGGCGGCGCCAAGGCGGCGCGCCGGCGCGAGCTGATCATCTACAGCTGGGACCGTGAGGCCGAGCCCGCCGGCCTGTTCTGACGCCGTCCACCAGCCCCACCACCAGGCCCCCTCGCGGGGCCTTTTTCATGCCCGGCGCGCCCGTCGGCGACCGACCGGCTCAGAGGCCCTACACGGGCCACAACCCTGTGGGGTCGCGCAACCCCTGCCACGCCCGTCTCGGCCCGTCCTGCGGCCTCCTGCAGGCCCGCAGGTGGGCCGCCGGCCGCCTCGCACCCCCCGCCAGACGACCCGCCGGCTCCCCTTCATCCCGCGGCGCGCGCTCGGGACCCCGCCCCGCCCCCGCTCTAATCGTCCCACTTATGACGACGGTGTCGGCGCCCGCGCTGCGCTCGGGAGGAGCGGGCGTTGGAGGGGGTCTCGGCGCGACGGGATGTGACGGGATCTGAAACGTCCAGCCGGGACCGGAGGAGCGCGGCAGGCGGGTAGGCAGTCCGGGCCGTTTCCAGGTTGACCTCGGGAAGTTCCTAACTTTCCTCACAGACCCCGGAAACCGCTGCTAAGTCCCTGTCGCGCAACGAGAAAGCATGTTAGGTCCACTTCCTAACATGACCTAACCTGAAACCTAACATTTTCCCAAGTCATTGATTTGCAACGACTTTTCCAAGGCGAGAAGTTAGAGTCTAGGTTCCTAACATGGTTAGGTCTAGGTTAGGGAAATGTTAGGGTCCGTCTGTCGCTGTAAGTAGTTGTCGCGCTTGACGTTTTCGGGCCTTCGGCGTGTCGCGTTAGGAATGTTAGGAAGTTCCCGAGCCATTCCGGATTTTGGCGAGGGCGATCGTTCCGGGCGCGCTTGTTCCTCTGCCGCGCGCGGCGGCCGTAAAAGTTCGCGGGGTCGAGGGGGCGGTGAACCTGGCCTCGTGTCCTGGCCAGGTGGTGCGCCGGCGCGAGCGGCCAGCGGCGTGGGTTAGAGGAGGCGGATGCGTCTACAACCTCGGTTGCAGGTTCCTGCCCTACAAAACCTACTGAGGAGTGCCGCGATGACGGATCGTCCACCCCTGCCACCGTTCACGCCCGCC